TATTCTAGTAATCGTATTTGTGGTTGCCATAAACTTATATGTTTATTACATTATCGTTGCTTAAACGAACTGTAATTGTTTTTTTAATTAAATTCTTATTTTTTTGTCTTGCTACTTCAAAGTCTTTTTCACTTACTGTGCACGCATAGTATATTCCATTCATCTTAATCCAAGTAAATGGACTGGTTAATAACTGTTCGAAATAAACACTCATTTCATCTGTCATCCAGTTGGTGTTTAATTCGTATTCTTTTTGTAAACCAACGTGTGATACAGTTGTACCTCTTCCATTGATATCATAAGCGTCTAAATAATTATCTGGTGATAAAACATAGTTAACAACCTGTTTAAACGTTTCTCTTTCAATTGTACCTTTTTCATTTGCTTTTAATTGAAATGCATATGAAACCAATGAACCCATTCTATCCATAAATAAGATTTCGTAGTCTTCTATTTTTGTACGAGTATCGAGATTAACTTTATATAGTTTAGTTAATGGAAGACCAGCTTCATCTGTTAACCAAAAATCATATGATGAAGATTCACAATCAATACCTAATTGATTTGGACCAGCACCAACTTGCATTACTTTATGAATACCACTAATAGTTTCTGTTTCACCAGTAACACCAGTATCAGTAATAAAGTTTAATTTAATGTTATAAGGGTTTTCATTAAAGAAATCTAACCACATATCTTGTGTTGGTGTCATAGAAAAACCACTCAAAGGTAAATCAGTTAAGAATTTAGGTTGTGAGCCTCTACTTGAACCAGTAACATCAATCACAGTATAATTAACTCCTTTCCAATTAATAAAATCATTCCAAGTTCTAACACCATTGAAAGCTGTTAACCCTGTAACTACTACGTCATCAGGATATGCTGTTTTTCTATTATCAGCGTAAACAGTTGTTCCAGTTGTTGAATAGTTTGTTCCGCTAATAAATGGTAAATCAATAACTACAGAATAAACATCTGGCACTTCAACAACAGTATGTAAACCGTTAACTGAATCAGTATTTGAATTAGATGTAATAACTATTTGGTCATTAACTAAATATGTATGTGCAACTAAATTTGTTTGAAATAAATTAGTGTAACCAGAATATGTTGAACCTGTAGAACCAGTATAAGCTTCTATATTATTAAATCTCCATTGGTCACCATACTCACCACCAAATCCAACGTTATAATTAAGATATGAATTGCTAGCGTTATCATCAACCAACAATGTTGGGTCAAAATCTACTGTTAAACTATTTGAAATGATTTTACTTAAATCAATATAACCTGAATTATCTAATTGTGGTGCAACTTTAAATTTACCTATTAATGCTGAAGTATCAGCGTTATATAAATTAACAAGATATCTAAATGACGGATATACTGAATATAAAGAAGTAAAACCAAATGTGATTGGATTATACGCTGGTGTTAATGCTTGAGGTTGATTAATAACATCTACTTTACTAGGGATATTAGCACCATCAACTCTAATTATTAAATATTCTGGTATATCAAATACGTTTGAAACAACTACAGTTTCAGAATCATCATAAGTATAAGCAACTGTAATTACATTAGCATTTTCAGAATAAACAATGTTATCATTTTGATTCCATACTGATAAATTATTAAATGTATTTGTTTGTGTAAAATCTGATGTAGTTGAAATAGGAATAGTATATTGGTCCTCATAAACATTAGGATTAATGTAATTATAAAATGTTCCACCAACAATGTATCTACCATCAACTTCTAACAAGGTATAAATAACTGGTGCACCAGTTGATGTGAATGTACCATTACCAAATTCGCCATCAGGTGAAATAGTTCCAGTTGGACTTAATACGGCAATGTTAGTATAATCATCACCTTGCACTTTACTAAAATTACCAACAACAACTAAGTTATCGTTAGAATTTAATATCATATTAAAACCACCTGTTGTAAAAGAAGTTGTTCCACTTTGTAAACCATCAGTGATTACATCAAATGTTGTATCTGGAACCCAGTTGTCAAAACCATTTTTATATAATCTAATTATTTTATGACAAGATGGACCACCACCATATCTTTCAAACTTACCACTTACGTATATTTTATCTGTTGAATCAATAAGAACTTTTAATACGTTACCACCATAAGTTCCACTTGGTGCATTATCTAAATCTGTAGGTACTTTTGCTACAGCACCACTAGGTGCTAATATAATTATGTTTCCACAACCAAAACCATTATAAGAATAGAAGTCACCACCAACAACTATATTTCCATCTGATTGAATATCTATTGTTCTTGGAATATCATCAGTAGATGCAAACCCAGTAGTAACACCACTAAAGGTTGTATCAAAAATACCTGAGGTAGTTAATCTAACAATTCTTTTTCTTGCGGTTCCATTGAAAGTTGTGAATACACCAGCAACAATAAGTTTTTCAGCTGCGTCTAATTTAATAGCTGTAACAGGTCTATCAAACCCAATAGAAACATATGAAGTATCTAAGCTACCATCTGCATTTAATCTTTGTAATCTACCTTTACCACCAACAGTATTTGAACTACCAAGATATATTCTATCTGATGAATCAATTTCTAATGTTGGTAAATCTGTAGCAAAATCTGGTGCTGCAAAAGTAATATCTAATGAGAAGTCAGTATTCAATCTACATATACGTCTTTGTGATAATGTTTGACCTTGGTATGATGTGAAACCACCAACACAAATATATTTACCATCTGATTGTTGTTTGATAGCATTAACTGGCCCGTTAAAACCAACAGCAATTGCAGCGTTATCTGTTATATTTGGTGTTAAGTCTAAATCAAAAGACATTAAGTTTCCATTGCTAGAATTACTATTATCTCTAAATGTTTTATTAACTGTATCAACAGTTCCTGTATATGTAACACCAGTATATGTTACACGGTTTCCATTATTAATTATGGTATAACCAAAGCTTGTATCATCTAACTGATTTTGTAGAAATTCAAGAGTTATATTTAATGTTTGAAATGCCATCGTTTATTTTTTATTTATTATTGTTTTTATATTATTATCATTAGTTAAAGCTTTGCATTGGAACTTGACCAACATAATACTTTTTGATTTGCATACACGCATATCTTACGGCATCCATATAATCATCCCAAAGTTTTATTGGTTCATCAGTTAATTTACCTTTAATCTTTCTATACATATAATTCTGATATTCCTTTTTTAAATCCTCATCTTTATCATTTGCATATACCTTGAATCTTCTTACGCAATCAATACCTGGTTGAACGGCTTTATCAGCATTCATAACATTGAAATCAGCGTTCCTTAATTCTTCAATTACTTCTGGTCGTGCATAATCACATACCATATCAATGATTTCACTGAGCCCTAACTCTTTGAATCGTTCAGCGGTCTTCAGACCAGTCAATCCAGATTCATAAAGCACGGGCTCGATATATATTTCATTTTCTTGTGTGTAATAAACTTTGACCGCTGCAGTTGGATGGACAAAACCAAAATCGACTCCAATAACATATTCAACAAAACGTTCTGGTCTTTCACCAGTTATCCAATTCCATTGTTGAAATATATTCTGTCTGGTTGTTGCTCGTTCACCCAACGCATAGATTGTATATAACGCTTCATCAGTTTCAATAAGATTCTCAATTTCTTTTACTTGTTCCGCTGGAAGAAATGGATTATCTTTATATGTTGTTTTGATTAATACTTGATTATCTTGTGGTAAATTATATATCCAACTATCAGCATCAGATGGGTTAAAATCGACAATAAACTTTGATGTACATCTTATATTTAATTGAAAGAAATCATCATACCATAATTCGTTAGCTTCGTTGGCCCATACAATGGTTGATGATAAACCTCTAAGTTTTTGTTCATCATCAGCACCTAAGAATTTGATTGTGCTTCCGTTTTGAAAAGTATATTTTGATTCGGTTTTATTATGTCTTTTAACGTTATAAACATTAAGCTCTTTCATTACCTTGAAGAAGTCTTTCATAACCGTATCTCTGGTTGTTGCCATCGCTTTACGAACGATAGCTATTTCAACGTTCTCGTTTTTTAAAGCATAGATTATCATTAACTGACAAAGGCTCCACGTTTTACCAGAACGGGAACCACCTTGATTAATTATAAAACGTTTTTTTGAATTGAAGAGTGCTTCATAATTTCTTTCAAATGTTTCCGTTGCTTCTATATTCATACCCAGCTTTTAAATTCGTTATTTAGAATTTATGTATTAATAAAATTTGATTAGCAAAATGAATTAATGTTTCAATATCTAAATCATTTTTTAATGAATTAGCTTTATGGCTAATTATTTGAATATTATCTTTTGTATATCCTTTATTTGTATTAATTCTATCAATTGATGGAGTTTGTGGTTGTAATCCATTTCCAACATTGAACTCTAATTCAATACCTAAATATTTACAATAAGTTGGTATTATTAAATCTTCTAAAGTTAAATCAAATTTAATGTTTCTTTTTTTAGCAGATGATTTAGTATTCGATAACATTTGTTGTATTGGATTATCAATTCTAAACTCAATTGATTTAGATTTCATACACTCTTTACAATAAGAACCCATCCCATTTTTATTCGATTTAGATTTTATCATTTCATCAAAGCTTTTTTCGATTTGACATTTTGCACATTTTTTACTTTTCATTCTAAATTACTTTTTTGATTTATTAATGTTAACGGTAATTTCTTTAGGAGTCTCATCGATGCCTTCAACTTCAACCTTTTGAATATGATTGTCAAATCCAGCAATCTTGGTTAGTAACGCAAGGCTTGAAATAAGACTCTTATAATCTTTACGATTAATGACTTGTGTTCCATCAGCGTTATATTCAATAGCAGCTTGTGGTTTAAGTTCATATATAATAGATTTAAGCTCTTGTACTATAAAACCTAACTCAATAGATTCACGGTTACGTATTGCTAGCTTACGTAGCTCTATTTCACGTTTAATATTATCCTTTGCTAGCAAACGAGCTGCAGCGACACGTGCTGTATCTTCGGTACAATCTGGTTTTGCCATACGATAAGCTTGTGTACCATTAAAGCCATTATTGAACCAAATACTTATAAAATTAAGTTCTAGTTCAGTTAATGCGTCCTTATCTTTTTTCTTTTGGCTCATTAGATTATTCCTTTATATTTTTTAGGTTTAATTTTATCTGTAGTAAATAAATGCGAAAATCCATTCTCATAAAAGAATGGATACTCACTTTGATTATTTATTTCAGAATCAAACGTAATTATTATATTTTTTGTTGGGTGTGATTGTGAAATCTTAACTCCAACATATTCTGGTTTAAGTTTTAACATATTAATTTTATTTATTATTGTCAGTTAACCATTTTTTATAGTAAGTATTAATATCTAATTTCATTTCTCTTATGTATTTACAACCATAATCTTTATTTATATTTAAATGTTTTGCTAACTCAGTTCCCTTGGTAATTCCTTTTGAAAAATAACAATCAAATATAACTTGTTTTATTTTATTATCTTCTTGGTTGCGATATAAATGTAATATTGATTTTTTTTCATCCCACCATTTTTCAATTTCAATCTTTTGTTCAAGTTCTATATCTATTTCGTCTATTTGTTCTTCTTGATTGAGATTGGTGTGTTGTGTTGTTTCATCTGATTCATCATAACCACCATAAAAATGTTTAGCATTTAACTTGTCATTATGTTCACCAACTCTTTCTTGTTTATTGATTTGAGAGTTGGTCCAGATAATGTTCATATTAAGAAAATTAACTACAAGCTTTTCTAAATCTTTTTTTGTTTTAATATTGCTTTTATTTTTTATCATATGAATGTATCCTTCGTTAATGGCTACGTATGTGTCTATCTTCTTATTATTTTTGTAAGCAACACCTTTTACTATTTTTTCTAGCATTGGTAGTATTTCAACAAAATACTCATCCATATCTTTTTTACTCATTTTCTTTAGGGTAATTATCATACCAAGTTTGGAAGTCTTTTGCTATTGCTTTTCTTGCTGTTGAAGAGCATAAACAATTTGATACTTTTACTCCATCAATGGATTGTCTAATGTTATTTAATTCAATTAGGGCCGATTTTGATTGGTTACCTAATAAAGATTCGATTTGTTGTCTTTGTTCTGTGTTCATTTTTAATTGGTGTTATTATTCTTTATCTGACAATAAGTCAAATTGTAATTGTAATGATGATTTTGGATTATCAATAGCTTCTTTAAGTTTAGTTTCAAATTCTTCTAATTCTTTTTCCTGTTCTTCAGATGTTAGTTCTGGTGCAAATTGATAATCTAAATATTCTAATGCTTTAATAATTTCATTTGTATAACTACAATATCCACCAACCCATCTAGAATAATCTCTTCCATAAATTTCAGATTTAGCATATTGCATTGTTGAATTTGATATTATTTTTTCAACTTGTTTAGCGATTTTATCACTTTTGATTTGGTCTAATTTGTCTTTTAAATATTGGTCCATTTTGTTTTATTTTTTGGTTATTGTTATTATTTTAATTTGTTTTAAAATCTTCTCCATATTGTTTAATTAGAAGATTTAATTCTATACACATATCTATAAGCATATCTGTATTAACTTCTATTGGTTCATCTCTCATTATATAATAAGATTTTTCATTATAAAAAAATCCTTTAATTATTTCAAGCTGTTCTCCCAATGTTTTATCTTTAAATATAAGTGACGGCCACCAATTAATATAATCAAAGTTATTAAATATTGGAATGTTATCACCATTTATTGATTTTCCCATTTATTTTAATTTATATATTTAAAAGTTCCATCTTCCATTTCAAACCAATTTAAATTATTTAATAGTTGGTTATAACTTGTAATATGATTTATGTTAATCTCAAGTAACGCTTCTATAATTGAGTTGTATTCTTCAGTTGTTAAATTATTAGTTTTAACAAAATTATTGGTTTTACTTTTTAAAGTAATTGCATCATCTAATCTATTCATTTGTTTTTTGTTTTATTTTTTATTGTTATTTTGAAGGTTATCTACTTGTGATTGTAACGTTGCATAAAAATAGTTTTGAGTAAATTCTAATTCCCAAAGGGTTTCTTCAACTGGAGTTTTTTCTTCACTGAAAAGTCTTCTTATTATTCTATTTTGTTTTTCAAATGCTCTGCGAATCAAAATCATTATTTCATATTTTTCTTCTTCTAAACATACTTTATTGATGCTTAATAAAACTGCTACATATGCTTGCCATTTATCTAGTAGTTCTAATTCTGGGTTATCAAAGATTGAAAGTTCTGCTTCATCGAAACCTAAGTCTAGAAAGTATTTTAAAGCTTCTAGAACGTTGATATTTCTTATTTGGTTATTCAGATGCATTTCAATCTCAATCCATTGTATTTCGTTATTTATCTGTTTCATATGAATTAATAGTTTTTTGTAGTTCTGTTTGTGATTTTTTTAATTTTCTTAACAATCTGATGATTTCTCTTGTTATATCATCTGGAGCGTCAGCTAATTTTGTTCTAAGTGTTGGTGTTTTCATATTTTAATTATACTAGGTTTTATGTTATTGTCAAGTTTTTTTAGAAAGGAAATTTATCTTCTTCTTCATCTTGTTGATATTTTGCTTTCAATTCTTCTATTTTGTTGAAGATGCTTTTTGATTGCTCTGTTTCGAATTTTTGAGCTAAACTATGCGGTAATAGATAAACTGGTTTAAGAACTTTTTTATCACTATAATCGTTTTCTGGTAATTCTCTGATTCCTGTTTCTATTTTTGAAAAGTCAATTTCATCAAGATTCCAAATCAGGGTTATGTTATCCGTAAAAAAATTGATATAACTAATTCTAGAACCAGGTATTTTTGCTTGAAGTTCTTTTAATTTTTTTAGTTTATCCATCTGTAAAAACCAATCATAAGTTGTGCTTTGATAATATCTTACTTTTATTTCACCTATAAAATTTTCTTTCTTATGGGTGTAAGAAACATCCCAAGGACTGTTTTCTTTTTTTGCTTCTTTAATGAATTTGAATTCTGGATTTTCTAATGTAAATGCTTTGAAGATTTCTCTTCCTTTTTCATCATCTTTTTGGTATTGTGTTGCCATTGTTTGTGGTTTTTAGTTTTGGCCGCATGCGGCCATTGTTATTGTTGTATACTAATAAATATGTGTGAGTTTTGAGAAAACCTGGATTTGATGAAAATAAATTGAAAATAATTTGGATATATCAATTTAATATCGTATTTTTGTATAAAAAATACGTTTTATGGAAGAAAAAAAATTAGGTGGTCTTAAAAAATTTAAACACAAAAATGGTAAAATATTGGTTGGTACCATTGATAAAAAGAATTGTACTGCAGCTTACGTTAGATTAGAAACTTGGATTACGGTGACTGAAAGTCTTGAGAGCTCCATAGCTGCTATTAGAAGAAGGATAATTGCAAACAAGTATCAATTATCAGATTTATATTTTGATGAGCTTAAATCAACTATAATTGATTATCAATATAATTTAACCAAGGATTATGATATTGCTTTTAAAAAATCTTTTATAAGTATTGATATAACTTTATTATCAAATTCTAAATTTAACTTTGATGATGATTTTATATTTTCCTGTTATAACTTCGGTGATAGCATTTTTGATTTACTTGAGACATTATCTCAACATTTTGATATGTCACCATCTAAAAAATAATAAAGGCCCATAACGGGCCTTTTTTATTTAACTCTTTTATATTTAATATGGTTGGTTTGTTCTACCTTGAATAGTTCTTGTAATTTACTTATAGCTTTATCGTGTTGCTGGCGTACCGCCTCAGTTGATATCTTTAATTCATTACCTATTTCAATTAAGCTCATATCTTCGATATAACGCATTGAAAGTATCTTTTGGTATTGAGTCTTCAATTCAGAAAGATGTTTCTTTAGAAGAGCTCTAACGAGCTCCTGTTGGTCATCCATTGATTTATCTTCTTCATCCGTTGATATTGTTTCTGCTAATGTGAAACCTTCATCATTTTGAATATCCATTGAAACTGTTTTAACTAATTCTTCACCTACGGTACGGTTGATATGATGTATCAATTTTGCAGAAGGCTTTACTGTACGTAATGAATCAGTAAGATAGTTTAACATATTACCACGAATGTAAGATATAAGATAACTATGTAAAGAGCCTTCGGCTTTATTAAAGTTGATATATGCTTTCCATAACCCTATATTAGCAACTTGTATCAATTCTTCTTTGATATAATCATCATTAGTTAAGGTTGAAGCAACTTTAATAATATAACGTTGATATTGCTTTAATAATTCTTCAATTGATATTGTTTCTTTCATTGATATTAGTTTGTTTAATAATAAATATATGGTAACTTTAAAAAAGATATAGTTGATATCAATTTCATTTAAATATTTTATCAACAGTTATCTGACTGTTAATAAAAAAAATCAAAAAAAAAATTGTATATAATATAAAATAATTATTTTTTTCCATATATCTATTTCTTTATCTATTTCTTTATCTATTTCTTTATCTATTTCTTTATCTTTATCTTTATCTTTCTCTTTAAGGTTATTTGGGTTTTTAAAAAACCATCTGGGTTATTTGGGTTATTTAAAACCCAGTGGGTTATTAATATTATATAAGGTAATATACTTACCAGTGGATTTAAATCCACCCCTACCAGTGGAAACAAATCTACCCCTCAGTAAAAACAAATCTTTCAACTCAAAATAAAATGTAAGAATATTCAACTTTTTAATAAAAATATTTAATATGTAACTTCAAGTAAATCAATACTTTATAAAATAATTTGAAAATAATCAATAAAAAACTTGACTTATTTGAAACTTTTCATATCTTTGCATATATTTATTAACGTAGGGTTTGAAATAACCTTCAACATAACAAAAAAATAAAACCACAAAGAAATGAAAAGATTTATTTTATTAAAAGAAGGTATTGAATTAGGAAGATACCAAACAGTTAAACAAGCTGCTGATGTTGTTGGATGCACATTTCAACATATCTATAAAACAAACGGTTCATTCCGTTATAAAAGAATTAACTATCAACTTATCGATAGACTAGCAGAGTTAGATTAATATCAACTCAAAGGGGTTTAGGTGGGCTCCATAACCCACCTTGGTTTCCCCAATAAAACCTAAAAGAAGAATATGGAAATAATAATGGCCGCATGCGGCCAAACCAAAATAAAACAAAATTATGGAAAATTTATTAATTTATGGTTCAATCTTCGATATGTTAGATGAACTTACAAACGAAGAAGCTGGACTTCTTTTCAAAGCATTAAACTCATTTAGAAAAGGTGAAGAAGTAGAATTTGAGGACCGTTACCTTAAAGGTATATGGAAAGGTATTTTACCAAACTTAAATAAGTTAAAAGAAAATTACGATGTTAAAGTAAAAGCTAATCAAGAAAATGGTAAAAGAGGTGGGCGACCAAAAAAGCTTAATGATGGTGTTGAACCATCTAAACCATCAACTAAAAAAGAAGCGATAGAAGCAACAATTTCAACTGAAGTAATAGAAGAGGACCAAGTTGATATTATCGTTCCGCAAAACGAAGATAATGAAGAAATAAAGGATATTAAACTAAATGATTTAACTCCAACTAATATTAGAGAGTTATCTGAATATAAAAGTATTTATCAATTTTATATTCCAAAGTTACTTATACCTTATATGAATTTAATTGAAGGTAAACTTGGTTTAGAAAATAGACTTAAAAGAAAAACATCTCAAATAAATTTTAATATTGAGTTATTAGATTTAATGAAAGGACAACATAATAAAATAGATTATTTAAAAGAATTTGTATCATAATCCAGGTTTTTCAAAAACTTCAGATATTTATAATAAAGAATAATAAGTAGTGACATACTTAAGGCCGAGAGGGTTAGTGGTTTTTCCCTCTCACCAAGGCCAATTAAAAACCACAAATAATAAAACAAAAATTAGAAATTATGAATAAATTAAGATTAATACTCACAGCAATCATTACAGCTTTCTTCTTATTGATGGTAAGTTGTTCTGCAGAACCAATCGAAGAACCAAAAACAAATGGTGTTGAAAATACAACACCAATCATTGAAAATAAAATTTGTACTTATACTGAAGAATTACCATATGTGATAACTGAATATAGTGAAACAAATATGCAAAATGATTTTCATAAATATAAAAAAACAACAAAAGTAAATGATGAAATTATAAACGTTGAAACTTATATCATTTCAACTGAAATAGAACCAAGTCTTTTAAATAAATGGATTTGTAATAACTAAATAACAATAAAAATAAAACCACAAAACAAATGACAAAATTATTAAAACAAAAAGACCTAACACCACAAGATAAACTTATTATTATAGTTATCGTTGATAACCTTATGTTTGGTGAATGCAAACTAACATCACAAGAAATAGGTGCTGCTACTGGCTTATCAAGAAATAAAGTAGTTGATACATTAGATAAATTATGCGAAATGGATATGATTAAATGTAATGTACAAGGTCAATTTCGTACTAGAACTACAACACCAACCGAAAGATTAACTAATTTAATAAAAGAATAATTATGAAAACAATCAAAGTAATGGCCTTGGCCATTTTATTTAGCTTAACAAGCTGTTCAACTGATGACTCAATCTCATCAAATCCAAATGGGTTACCATTTACAAGTCATATTTGTAAAGTAGTTTTTGAAAACCCTTGGGGTAATTTCTTTATGAACGTTAGAGTTAATGACCAACCAGTTACGACAAACAGAGCAACATCATATGAAATTACTTTAAATACTGGTCAAAAAATCGCTGGTCAAGTATTTGATGATGTTGAAACCTATCACCCAATGATATCAATTTATGTTGATGGTGTGTTGGTAGCACGAGAAGAAAGTGTCGTCTCACATATAGTACAATAAACAATTAAGGGACCAACTGGTCCCTTTTTATTTTTAGCTTATAATTATAAGCGTTATAACATTTACATTTTTAGCTGATAAATTATATTTTTATCAGAAGTTACATTTTATGAATACAGAAAAAAAACCATTAGAAGAACAAACGATTGAAGAACTATTATTAACATATAAAGGTTATATATACAAAATAGCACAATCATTAACCAATGATGAATACATCAACAAAGAACTAATACAAGAGGGTCAAATATATCTTTTCTTAGCCAAAGAACGTTATAACCCAGATAGTGGAAATTTCCATTCATATATAGGGAGATATATCAAAGGTGGTATGCTTATGTATCTTAATTATAAACAACACACTATAACATATGGTTCTAGAAAAACAAAAGAATTCTTATCTGATGAAGGACCTGATTTTCCAACATATCATTCATTTGATGAACCACTTGATGATGATTTTTCGTTGGTTGATTTAATTGCTGATGAATATGATGATGAAGAATATGATGATGATATGTTTAACAAAATGGAAAAATTAAAATATATTATATCAAATCTTAAATCAGAAGAAATTAAACTTATAAATTTGTGTTATAAAGATAATTTAAAACAAGTAGAAATTGCTAAAATATTTAATGTGTCACCAGCAGTTATCTATCATAGATTAGGTAGTCTTAGAAAAAAAATTAAAAAAAGATTTACTGGAAATTATATACCTAAAAAAAAAGATTTGAATCAACCTAAATCACAACAAAAATATTGCTGTTGGAATAAAAATCTTTCAAAATGGATTGTTACAACTAAATTAAAAGATGAACGAAAATATTATGGTTGTTTTAAAAATCAAGATGAAGCTGAATCAGTTGCAAAAAAAATTGAACAAGATATTAACAAAATGAAAAAGTTAAGTAAAGAAAAATCTAAACAAGAAAAATTGAATCAACCAAAACCTAAATCACAACAAAAATATTGTTATTGGCACAAAAATCTTTCAAAATGGATTGTACTAACTAAATTAAAAGATGAACGAAAATATTACGGTATATTTAAAAATCAAGATGAAGCTGAATCAGTTGCAAAAATAGCTGAACAAAAAATTATAAATAATAAAAGCTCCTAGTTAGGAGCTTTTAAATTTTATCTATAAAACATTTATTATTAATAGTGCTACTGCAGCACCTAAGATACCACCATAACTTCCCATATGAATATCAACTTGGTCCCAAGGTGCATTGAATTTCTTTCCATAATGCCATTCTCTAGTAAAATTAACAACATACGCTCCAAATCCACCAACAAATAATTGAAATGGAACACCAACGTCATCTAAATCAAATAAGAATATCAAGGCTAAGATTGAAGGTATTGTCAACACAAAAGAATAACCTAAATGTTTATGATAATTCTTTGGTATAAATTCTTTTGTAAATATGTATTTGATATCTGTAAGATAACCTATTACATTTTTTTTAATTACTGGACAAATCGGGCATTCTATTTTCATATTTTTTATTTTAATTGAAACGTTATTGTTTTATATTATGTTCATCAAAAAAGCTCTGAATTGCGTGACAATATTCATAGGCTTCCATATCTTCGAAATTAGACCTTAATTCCAATAATCTATATACCAACACCAAAGAATAAAATTCTTCGCTTAAAAGCTCTGAAAATAACTCAGGACTCATTAATAAAACATTATCTAGTTGATATTCGTTGTAGTTACGTTGAGCATTCATTATTTCCATTTATTAATTAAACTTTATTTTTCTTTTGATTCTGATGAATTTTCTTCATCTTTCTTATCATCGATAAGGTCACCAATGTCTTTTTTTAATTCTTTTCCTTTTGCAAATAATTCTTTAAGTAAAACCCAAAGGCTTTTATTACCCAATTTTATACTAGTTTCATCCAATGATTTTAATTCGATATAACAGAATAACAATGTTATTACTTTGGCCATAAGAAGTTTAATTCCCATAATACTACCATCAAAAATATATTTATCAATTACGAACGCTAATAAGATAGCACCCATATAAAAGAATGTTTTGATTACTATATTGAATAGTTTATTTGAACGGAATGATTTGATTCCATTCATTTTTATTGTAGCATAAATACCCAACGCTGTATCAGATAGGGTAAATAAACCTATAATAATTATAAAGGCTTTAATAGGTGCTAGTATAGTTAAAAGGCTTAAACATATAGCCAAGGCGTATTCTTTCATCGTTAATTTGTTTATATATAATTGAAACATTGTTTTAATTTTTATTATTTTTGTTATAAAACCATAACTAAACGTAAATTAAATTAGTTTTATTTTTAAAAGAACCAGTTAACATTGGTGATAAATAACTATATTTAATATTATGTGCAATAGCAGCTTCAACACAAGTATTATAAAATATTCCAGTCTCTATATTTAAAACTAATCTAGTTTTAGCGTTATTATTATTTTTTTGAGAATTACTCATTTTATTTTTAGTTTTATTTGAAATAATTTTACCAGTATGTGCAATTGATAATTTTTCTTTTGTTTCATTTGAATGAGTTTTACCATAAAAACCATTCTTATCTCCAATTTGTGAAATACTACCTAAAGTACCATCACCACCATCTGTCATATTAACTAATGTACCAGTACCTAAATTTCTTCGACCATAAAGTGAAATTAAAAATATCTCAAGTTCTTTAGCATCTTCCCAAGATAAATCATCAGCAATTATTTCAATTGAATAATCAGTTTTATTAATTATTGATTTCCAAAAATTACTTCTATCTTTTTTATTAAAAGCTCTTTTTTCTTCTTTACCGATACCAATATAAAATATTTCATTAGTATCTAATCGTCTATGTCTATAAAGTATTGCCATATATCAAATAATCATAATGCCTTGTCCTTCACTATAATCACTTCTACCTTTGCAGCATATACCTTTTATTATTGAATCTTTATTTTCTGTTGATAAAAACTCTGGATATAAATCTTTATTTTCAATCAAAAATTGTCTTAATTCAAGCTCTTCCAATATTGCTTTTTGTAAGTTACGGTCCATAAGGAAAGTTGCTGTAGGTAAATCAATACCTTCAGCGTTATCATCTGATTGAACTTGGATACCTTTATTTTTTAATTGATAGGTTAATTCGATAGTAGCCTCAGATTTAAGTCTCCAAGCAATTGCAAACTGCATTTTTTCAACAATGATTTGTTCATCAGCTGAAAGTGTTTGAGCATTATATTTTGTTAATAGGTCGTTAAAGAAATATGACCCAATTTGTTTTTTAACAAATGATTTCGCAACACCTTGGATTAAACCAGTATAATCGGTTGCATCAACGTTTGATGTAATTATTCCATTTCCTTTAAGGAAAGCTTCAGTTATAAAATATACGGCCATTATAATAATTGTTTATTGTTGTTATTAGTCATATTGATGATTTGCTCATCAATGATTTGATAATTTATAATTTCGATTGTTGAATTAACTTTTCCAATCTCAAGAATTTTATTACCAACTTCGGTCATCATTTTTCTTAATGGCATAACAACATTCTTTTCAAAAATAACATATTGTTGAGCTAACTCATTTCCATTACCTAACGCACCAGATACTCTAATACCCATAAGCAATGGGTCGATTTGATGTGCTGTACAAATATCAGTTGCAACACGTGTGATTGTGCTATCAAAGATTTTATCGTTATTTTTCGTATCGATTGATTCAATTGTTGGTAATGATTCAATAGTTTGACCTACGAAAGCAACAACTCTACCAGCCGCTGGTGCACCTTTTAATGAATCAACAGTTTTTTGGAATTCCATTTTTTCTTCTTCAGAACCAAATTTTTTAGCTAATTTGATTACAAATGATGGATAGATTGAATTGATGATATTATTCTTTTGTAAATATGCCATTTGACCTTGTAAGAAAGCATCGTTAAGTGATGTACAATATCCAGGTATTGGATAAATATCATCACCAGCGTCACCATCAATTTCGTAAGTATAAACGCTTTTACATTTTAAACTTGGGTGATATTTTGGATATTCAACCATATTAATACTTCTACTCCAATCAGATGAAACAGTAAATAATGTTTTAAATTCATTATTTCTTACTTTTTCAGGACCTATTCTATAAAGAGATACTTCTTTAGTTGTTGGGTCTACCAACAAAGTAATACGTCCGTGCATAATTAAATCTTTGGTAAGTTGTCTCATCATCTTTTCCATTCCAATTCTTTCAACAAATGAGTATTCTCTTACTTTTTGCATAGCTGACATATCACCGCTTTTAATAGTGAATCCACCACCAATAACGGCATTTGATTTATATTGAATAATCGAGCTATTCAATGCTGATGTATGATACATTTGATTTATTAATTGAGGGTATAAGTTATCCATACCAAATCTAATGAATGATTCGCTACCATAAGCACGAACATAAGGTAAAGCTAAATCAGCTCCACCAACTATTCCGAATGGTGTTGAGAATTTTGAGTATAATTCATTTTGATTTACCTCAATTATTTCTTCTTGTTTTTTTTCTTTTTTAAAGTTCCAAAATCCCATAATTTATATGTATATGTTGTTTGTAATTCCTGTTGTTATTAAATTTTCGATAGCCACGACCATTCTACCTTCTTCAATGATTCTACCAGTGGTCGCAGATATAGATAATGTTGAAGCTGATGATTCATATACCGTATATGCATATTGGCCACCTACCAAAGATAATGTAGCTCCACTTGTACCACCTGATGTTGAACCAGACGCTGCTTCATTCAATTGGAATTGATTATATCTATTTGTATAATTAGATATATCTGGTGCGGTCCAATAGATTGGTGCTGAATTTAAAATGAATTCGTTTTTAAACTCAAATAAATAATTTGGATTACTTATTCTAGAATTTTCTGTTAAGGTTAAAACGAAGTTATTTAATTGATTTTTCTCGATGTATATCATCTTTTATTTTTATTTATTATTGTTTCTATTATATCTGTTTTATAAAATAAAAAAACCCTGTAATTCTACAGGGTTTTAATTATTATTAAATCAGCGAAATTATGATATCAAAGCTGGAATAATAGAAGAGTCAATAGCATAAGGTCTGTTTGTCATTTGAGCTACAAAAGTAACGTTATACTTAGAACCATCAGCTCTAAGAGTACCAGTTTCTTCAGCACCACCGTTTAATTGAGCGTGGTCAATATACCAGTAGATACCATTAGCATCAAGAAAAATCATATCAAGATATCTTTGTCCTTCTGCAAGGATTTGAAGTGCTCTTGATTTAGGAGCTTCACGTCTATGGAACATCAATGTAACAGTTGCATCATAGAAAGTTGAACCATTGATTAAATCAATAGTAGGTGTTATAGACACACTACCAACGTTTCTTCTAAATTCAAAAGATGTGAAATCAGTTGAAGCAGAAATACCAGTAATAGTATGAGCAGATGTTGAAATAGTAGTTCCTGTTACATCATCTGTATCAATAATATATACATTATAGATACCCCCTGAGTTAGGGTCACAAGATTGAGTAATTGGGATTAAATTATTTAAATTACAAGCCATTTTATTTTTATGTTTTTATTTTATTTATTATTTTATTTATAAAAAAGGCCGCTGATTTTTTCAGCAGCCTTTATTTAAGTTATTTTTTTTACTTATTAGTTGAAGTAAACGATTTCTGAAGGATTAACAATATCAAAACCAATTTTTAAATTAGCTCTAGTTCTTAATTTTGGTTCAGCAACTGAATCTTCTAAGTTAACAGCTTTTAATGCTTTTCCATCACCTTCACCATCAAATGAATAGATAAGGTTATCTTTTAAAGTCAATACCATTTTGTTAGATGATAAACCTTGAGCAACTACGATTTTGATATCTAAGTAAGTCAAGTCTAAGTTTTTAGTTACGTAAGCTTGAGTGTTACCAGCAGCAACAGCTTGTCTGTAAGCAGCAGCAACGTTTGGAGCAACGTACAATCTTAAGTCACCAGTTCTGTTGATAAGAGCTGGGTTAGTTGTAGCCATTTTAGCATATACAGCACTAATAGCTGTTAATACGTTAGACACAGTGATTGCAGTAAGAGTTACATCTTGAACTGCTGAATCAGCTAAAAGAGCTTTTTCATAACCATCACATAATTTTAAGAATGCAGAATCACCTGAGAATGCAGCGTTAGTAGTATCACCTTTCCATCTGATTTGTTCGATTTCTGATTGAATTTCTTTAGCCATTTCATCCCAGTAAAAGTTCATAAATGGTTGTACTTCGAATGAAGCGTTAGAACCTTTAGCCATAGATAAGCTTAAGAAAGATTGCTCTAAGTCAAATCTACAGATTTCACCTAATGCAGATACTGCACATACGTCAATAGTGATAGCATCTAATGCTTGGTTTCCAGCAACGAAATCACAGCTAGATTCTTTTAACAAGTTCGTGAAAGAAGTTGTAGCAAGTTTAGTAGATGATTTAATACCAGGTAAAGTACGGTAGTTATCCGCAATGTCTTCAGTGATATAAGCTTTGCTGTAAAATTCAATTGGGTTAGGGCAAAGTAACGCAGTTGAATCAATGTTTAAGTCGAATTTTAAATTTCTCATTTTTTATTTTTAATTTAATTTATTATTTTATTTATTATTGTTTTACTTTATAAAAATTATAAAGATTTTTTAGTAAACTCTACATATGCTGAGAATTTATCTTTCATACTCATTTGAGTTGGTTCTACAACATCGTTTTCAGTAGCGTCTTCAGAATCATCTTCTGCTTGCATTTTAGCGATTAATCTGTAAAGTTCTTCAAACTTAGCATCAACTTCTTCTTTAGAATAAGAATCCATTGGTAATTCAGTATCAACTACTTCTTCAGCAGTATCAACAGCAGCGTCAGCAGGTGTTTCTTCAGCCATTTCTTCTTCAACTGGTACAACATCTTCTGTTGGTACATCTTGTGATAATTCTGTATTAGATACTTCTGATTCAATTTCAGATGCAACTTCTGTAGCATCGCTCATTTCAGTTTTAGGTGTTACAGTTACAGTACCATCTTCTGCTACCACGAATACGTTACCATCTTTGTCAGTATATTCACCAGCTGGTAATAATGTTTGTTCATTCATTTTTTCTTCTTTTTTATTTGTATTATTTTTATTTGTAATCTCTGATAATTTTAACCCTAAAAAACCTTCAATTGAATAACCAGTTTGGCCATTTTTAACAAGTTCATTATAATATTCTATATCAGTAATTTGTGATGTCATCATAAGTGTACCTTTTGGTACTTCGATTCCGAATGTTGTAAATGCTTTATCTTCTAATGGTTTATCAACTATCCAAGTTTCAAGGATATAAGCTGGTACCACTTCTTCTGCATTATGTTCTAAATTAAAAATTTTAGTTGAAGTATAATTTTTCATAAATTTCGAATGAATTTTATCTATTTCTTCTTCACTAAAACTTACAGTATATTCACCATCATCATCACAACGATAAATTTCCATAGGAATCATTGCTGGTGCACATATTCTGTATTTTAAATCATCACTAAAGAATTGCGGTTTTGCATTTGAGTTGAACGCCATACCTTTAACAAGTATTGCTGGCCTTTTGGTAAAAGCAACCATACTAACACCTAAATCTTCACCTTCAGAATATTCATCATCAATGGTAATTTTTAATTTTGGTATATTTTTATTCATCTAATTTTTATTTATTATTGTTTTTTGTAATAATTTTTATATCTTCATTACAATAATAAATAAAAAAGAAATTATGATAAACTTAAAATTTGATGGTAATACTTACCAACTTAAGAATTCAACTAACGAATTCTTAATCAACGAATTTGAACATATATGTTCAATCCTTAATAACTTAGAAAAAAATCATATTGAAAAATGGACCGAAGTATTTAAATATTTAGGTATACCAGAAGATGTTATCGATAACTTCGATTCATTTGATTTCATTGAAATGATTAAAGAATTTAATATCTTTACTACAGACTCAACTGAGTTTGTTAAAGAGATAGTTCTTGATGGAATAACCTATACCGCTTTTGATGAGAAATTTAAATTAACAGTTAAAGAAATGACTCTAATTGAAGATTACGTTAAAAAGAATGATAATAGATACCTTGGTGAAATGCTTGCGGTTATTTATAAGAGAACTGATTTAGATAAAACAATGACCTATGATAAAGCTCATTTGAAATTTAAAGCTGAATTAATTAGAAAACAAATCAACGCTGATGTAGCTATTCCAATAATTGGTTTCTTATCTAAAAAATTAATTAACGATTATAATTTACTTACAGATGAAGTTTAATTTACCTAAAGGTTGGGAAGAAGTTTATGCTGACCAATTTATTGATATTAAAAAATTGGATGATGGTGAATCATCCTTTTTTATTAAACAAATTGAAAAACTTGCAATACTTACTGATACGCTACCAGATGATGAATTATGGGAAGACCTTGATGTTGAAGATTTAAACAAAACTATCAAAGAATTAAAATGGCTTAATAGTGAACCATCAAAGAATTTTAAAAGACAAATTGGTGATTTACATTGCATTGATATAAATCAAATAACCTTTGGCCAATTCATTGACTTAAATTATTATTTTAGTGAAAACTATTTAGATAATATCTTTATTATTTGTGGTATTCTTTATAGAAAAAAATCAATAAATGAATGGGGTACCGTAGTTTATGAACCATATGATTCGATAAATATATATGAAAGAAGTGAGTTATTTAAAGAACTACCGATAACCGATATCTATGGGATATTTGATTATTATATTTCTTTTAAAGATAAAATAACTGAAATATATAAACCTTTATTTACACCTCAGTTTGATGAGAATGAATTCACTGATGAAGATTATACTGAAGAAGAAAAAAAAGAAATTGAAGAGGAAGAAAAACTATCTCAATGGGCTTGGAATAATGTTGTTTATAGATTAGTTGGTAGTGATATCACAAAACATAAAGATGTTTATAATATGAATTTTGTAAGTATTTTAAATCACGTTACATATCTTAATGTAATGAAATTACAAAGTTAATTCTAATTGAGACGCTGTAAATTCTGTTATTAAATTAATAGTAGAATCTAATTGAAAATAGTTTTCTAATAGTTTTCCATCATCAAGGTATTTAATATATTCTAATCCATTTATTTTAATAATTAAATTTGGATTTAAAGTTACTTTGGTGTTGATAGATTTATATAAATCACCACTATCGATATGGCCCAAAGATTTTAAATATTTCTTTAGGCCAATTGTTATTTTAGAACTTAGTACTTGTGTTGTCATTTTTAACGAAATTTATATATGCTGTAAAACGTTCAAGAATTGTGAATTTTACCAACTCACCAACACCAATAAGTTTATCAATTACTTTTTCATTATTGTCATAATGTTTGGTGATATTTAATTCTTTTATTTTATCTATTTTATTTTTATTGGAACCTGTAGCAAAAACTCTTGTTCTTGGAATTCCAAGAACATCAGTTAAGTTATACATAACCTCAACGTTATGTCTAGCTGAAATAACATAAACATTAATACCATTTTTTATATAACGTTTAGCAATATCTTGAACGCTTTTTCTAGTTAATGTTTCATCATAATCAAATGATATTTTTTCTATTGAATATTCACCAATAGCAATACCTTGAGATTGTGCTTTGCTTCTAGCATTTTTACGAGCAATACTATTATTGCACTTATAATAATATTTATGACCGTTATCACCCCAACGAGCATAACAACCTTGTTTATCTGAGTTAATTTGTACTGGCATAATTATAATTTTATATTTTGTCTTCTGTAACTGAAATCAATAATACCTAAATTAATAATCTTTTGATTACATTCTGCTCTTAATCTATCTCTTTCATCAATAGCTTCTTGTGGAATATCAACACCCTCAAGCATTTTCTTTTCAATGTGTTTTCTTAATAAGTCTGATATTAATGAAGTATATTCTAAATCAATTTTCAAAGCATCATTTGTTAAAGAAATCATATCAATTGTTTCTTCTCTTTCAATAGTTTCATAAGAAACACCTTGTGGTATTTCATTTATGTTAATAGTTTCTATCGTACTATTTCCTAATGTGTAAACGTATATTGTCATAATTATCTTGGATTTGTAAAGGTTTCTTCATACATAAAGTAATCAGTTAGCATTGTTCTTGCCGATGTACCTATTGTTTTATTCATAATACTAATAGGTGCAATAGCAGTTGTTACTAATGGTATATTTGTTGTGTGTGTTGCAACTAAAGTATTATCAATATAAAAAGTTACACTATTTCCAGCAGAATTAATATCTATTCTTAATTTATACCATTGAGCAGCGACAACTGGTACTGATGTAGTGGTAAGTGTTACTGTACCACTAGTAACTCTTGTATAACATTTCCAGTTAGGTGTCGCTGCACCAGCTGAAAATTGTACACCACCTTCATCATATGAAAAGAATATACCACTTGGAATATTCAAATAATTTGAACTACCACCAGCATAACCAAAATAGGTCATAAATCTTTCAGTTACAGTTGATAATGTTTCAACAGTAAGATAAGTTTCAAGACTAATTGTACCTGAACCAATATATAATGATGAACCATAAGCATAACCAGTAAAGTTTGAAGCACCAGTACCTGTTGAATGTTGTATAATACCTTGTTGATTAGTTCTATTAGTTGTAGCTGCTGTTCTTGCTGTAGCATTACCACTTGATAATGTTATTACAGTATTATATGATGTAGTGACACTACCAGCATTATTACCCATAAACTCTTCAAAATAGTAAACACCTTGCGTTCTATTGAATGTTTTTAGATTATTTTGTTTATTATTGAACGCAGTCCAATCAGCTGAACTCAATGCACCTCTATTGCTAGCTGACGCTGTTGGTACATTCAAAGTAATCACTGGTGTTGTAGTAGCGTTAGCAACTGTTGAAGTAATATCTGTACCAGATGTAGCTATTGTTAATGCTGATACAGATGTTACAGTACCACTAGTTGTATTGAAACCAGTCACACTAAATGTACCACCAGTATTATTTGTAAATGTTGATGTTCCATTAGAATATGTTCCACCAGTAACAAAAATATCGGTAGATGAAAAACCAGATAAATCATCTAACGTAGCAATAGTATAAGTATTACTAGTTTTATTTGGAAATTCTAAAGTAACATTACCTTGAGTTAATAAGCTACTTTTAAATAAACCATCATAAACTCCATTACTATTAACACCTATAATACCTTCATTTTGTAAATTAGCGTAAGTATTAGCATCAATATCAATTGAAGTAACTAAAGTTGATTCTATTGAACTTTGTTTATTATCACTTAAATTATATACTTTAATATCGTTTGTAGTGTTTGCACCAATATCAGTTACTTGTTGTAAATTTTGATTACCTGTTGCTCCACTTATATCATCCAACGTTGCAAGAGTATATGTTCCTTCTGATTTATATGGAATATAAAACCTAGAAGGGCTATTAAAAGGAGTTTGTGGGATAAAATAATCTGGATGATAAATTAAACTAATATCATTAAGAACTGGACTACCAGCAAGAACAAATCCAACTCCATAATTAGTTGTATCATTAACAACATTTAAATTAACACCATTTGTATTATCTCCATTTAAATCTGCTAATGCAATTGCACCATTTGTAAATAATGAATATATACCACTAGGTGCGGTTATTTGTAATGTATCACTATTTAATTCAGCTTTAAAACCACTTGGGTTAATAACATTAAAACTTTGACCTAATAAATTTTGACTATCAATAATAATTCCATTAGTAGTTGTGTTACCAATATCAGTTACTTCTTGAAGGTTTTGAGAAGCTGTATTTCCAGTGCTAAATCCACTTACACTAAATGTTCCACCAGAGTTATTAACAAACTCAGCGGTACCGTTTGAATATGTACCACCAGTAACAAATACATCAAATCTAGTTTGACCAGTTAATTGAGATTGGATATCAATGATAACAGGACAATCTACAAGTGTTTCACAAGTTAACCATCTTGAATAAACAATATCATTAACTTCGGTTATAATTACTGGAGCTTCATCAAATGGTATTTCGCAAATACCATAAGTACCTACTTCAAAATTCATTCTCATAACCCATCCAGCAGCATAATCCAATAGACCATTATCAATTGGTGTTGCACTTGAAGAAAGTAAATCTATACCAACTATTTGACCATCATTAAACCATCTAGCTAAATCTGATAAAATCAGGTTTGTGTCAGATAAAATAGTATTGATATTTTCTCTATCTTTTTGGATAATATCAAAACAATAAACGTCTACTTCAAAAGTAGTTGAGTTGATATCAAAGATACTTGTAGTTGGACTAACAAATAATATTGGATACGCTTCGTCAGTTGTTGAGAAATTTGGCATTTGAGCTGGAAAATCACTTGCAAATTTTTGAACTTGCAAATGAGCACTAGCGAATGATTCAATTGATTGTAATAATCTAATGTATGATATATTCATTTATATTTTTATTTATTATTGTTTTAATTAATTTTAAAATCCTTAAAGTTCTGCACTTCTTTCGATTCTTTTTACTCTATTTTGAACACCTGTAATTTCAGTTTCAGATACAACAGCATTAACTGTTATATTTTGAGTTCTATTAGCTTCAACAGCTTGACCTTCTTGTGCGGTGCTACCTTGGTTTCTATTACCAGTCAACGCAAATGATGGCGTTACAGCAGCTGATTGACCACCAGTTGGACCACTTGGTACTGACCCACCTTTATCCTTCCCACCAGGAACTTTAACAGATATAATTTTTTTAACGTTAGCTAAACCAGCAGCAATAGCAACACCAGCTGCTACAGCACCCAACGCTGGACCAACGACTGGGATACCAGCCAAAGATTTATAAGCAGCAGTTGCTGATTGATATGTATCAATAGTTGCAGCGGCAATAGCTAATGCTTTACCTTCAGCAGTTGCTTCACCTAATAATGTTGAAGCTTGTTTCAAAGTAGCTGAACCAGCTCTAAGATAAGCATCACGTGCCGCTGCTTTAGTTTCTTCAATTTTCATTTCAGCATCAGCTGATTGTTTTAATATATCAATTTTTTCTTCTTGAGTTAATTGCTCATTGTCTTTAACTGCTTGATTAAATTCTTTTATTTTATCTAAACGTTGATTAAGACTTATTCCTTGAATATTATTAATTGTATCCAAATCTTTTTGAGCTTTAACAGCAGGGTCTTCAGGTAAATTATCTTGAAGTGTTTGTACTTGTTCATTTAATCTTTCATCAAAATCTTTTTGAGCTTGCTCAGCATTTTTAAAATAAGCATCAGCATCTTTTAATAATTGTTCGTGTTTTTTCTTTTCTAAAGCAATACGTTCAGCTATTCTTTTCTTTCTAGCTTCTGCGGATTTTGCATCAGCATCATCTTGTGCTTTTCTTTCTTCAGTATTATAAGTTTCTTGAATAACTAAAAATTCATTATTAGCATCTTTATAAATAGTTGCTTGTTCTTTTTTAGCTTGAACTATTTCTTCTTTTTCTTTTTTTATTTCTTTTAATCTTTCTGGTGCAGCACGTTTTTCTTCTTCCTTTAATGCCTCATTTCTATCTCTAAGATTTCTTAATTCGGCAGCAGCACCTTGTGCTATTATAGCTTGTTTTTTTAATTCAAGTTCTTCAATGTTTTTACCTTTAGCTTTTTCAAGAGCTATTTCTCTATCAATTTGAGCTACTCTATTATTAACATAATCTTGATTTGCTTTTGTTTTCTTTTTAGAGTTTTCAACAAATTTTGCAGTAGCTTCATCATCAGCAAAACTTGTAATACCAAGCCAGTCAGTAAGGTCTTTTAATCCTTGAATAACTAGTTTAATTGGTATCATCAATATATCAAATGCTTCACCAAGTATTTTAACTTTATCTTTCAATAATACAATAGCAACAACAATAGCAGTCACAACCGCAATCAATAAGAATATTGGATTTGCGAGCAATTTAAGACCCATTTGGAAGAATGCATTACCTAACTGTCCAATCGTTGCTGTAAAGTCTTTAAAACCTTGTGCAACAGTTTTAGGGTCCATACCTTTGATAGTGTTAGTTAATAGTTTAGCTGATTCAGATGCACCAGCAAAATCTAAACTAGATAATTGTTGACCAACTAAACCTAAACCGTTGCTTACTTTTTCAAACTCAGAACCACCAGCGAAAACTTTTATCTTTTCGTTAGCGTCAGCTATCTTATCGCTTAACTGACCCGCAGCTTTAGATAATCTTTCAATCTCTTTTGGGTCCGTTGCGTTGATTAATTCTCCTTTAAGGGCCTTAAGTTCACTTCTAACAGCGGCTAAACCGTTTACCTTAACACCAATTTCAATATCTTTTGCCATTATATATTTTTATTTATTATTGTTTTTGATTTATTATTATGGTAAAGCTCTAAAAACTAAAATGAAGTTTAATAAGGTTCCACCTGGTACGGCACCTGATGGATAATTACTAGAACCAAATGTTTTTGTTGTTGATGATTCATTCCAATGTGTTGCAACTTGGTAGTAACCTTCATCTGGACCAGCACCACCAACACCATATGATGCATAATAAGTCCAAAATTGTGGAGCTTCACTATATTTCAATATAAGTTTATTTGTTATTGCTGTTGGAAATATAATTTTACATAAAGCATAATCACCATTTGGATTTGACCCGCCAACTATATTAAATGTTAATCCTGTACCATAGTTTAAATCATCTTTGATTACAGTATAAGATGCACTGGTTGTTCCAGCCGTAAATGTTACGTCTAGTATTAATTCGAAATCTGCCATACCTGAAGGTAATAAATTTATTAAATCTGTTATTGTTATTACTTTTACATCACCATTGCTCTCACGTAACAATAATTCAGTTCCTGTTGTTCCACTAATCGCTGGTGGTGCATAGTTTATATTTAAATTTGGAACATATACCGTATCATCAGTTGCTCCTGTTATATTTTCACCACCCAAAACAACACTTCTAGCACCATCAACTTGAGATGTTGTTGAATGTATAAATGATGTTCTACCATTTGCAATTGATTGTTCACCACCAGCGTGTGATGAATCACCTATTGCTTTTGATAAATAATTTTGAGTATGAGTTTGAGAACCATAAGCTTCAGTACCATATCCTTCAGCGTGACTAGCATTACCACCAGCGATTGTAGTATTACCTTCAGCGTGTGCTGTTAATCCAGACGCTATTGACGCTAAACCTTCTGAGTGACTAGCATTTCCACGAGCTTCTGTTGAATTACCTTCAGCGTGTGAATTGTTACCACTAGCTATTGTTGAATTTCCTTCAGCAAATGATATATTACCAGTTGCTCCATTATTTGATGGTGATGATTGAATACTAAAATCAACAGCATTTTGACCAATTTGACCATAATTTAATGGGTCTTGTCCTAATAATCTCCAACCAGTATTTCCACTAATATTTATTAATTCCAATTGAGATTGAATACCTGTTATTGGAATATTATTTATTGTACCACCAGATACTATAATGTTATTTGTGTATAATGTATTATTGGTATCAGCAGTTATTCCATCACCAATAACAATTACGTTATCAACATTGACTGAATTATTATTACCTAAAACAAATGATGACGTATTAACTGTATTATTATCTCCTAAAACAATACCTGATGCGTCTTCAGTTACAAGGTTATGACGGCCATCAATCATAACAATACCATTTGATACGTTATTATTTATATAACGATTTCTTTCTTCAGTATTAGCATTGATAGCATAGAATGCTGGGTCATTTCTTTTTAATTCAACTACTTCACGTGTTTCATATGGTACCGCCAAGTTATCATCAATACTAATTAACTCAACTTTGGTTGGTGATGTTGAATTCGCATCGTAATCTTGAATCTTGTTTATATTCCAATAGCTATTATCAATACGGATTTTATCATTCAATTTCATTTTTTGAATATCCGTTTGATTTAAATTAAAATAAGCTGTTAATAACTTACCATTATTAATTTGATTAAGTGTTCTTCTCCAGTGTAAGTTAAATAAATTATTATTGGTTAATGAACCATAATCATCTGTTCTAAAATAAAATGAACAAACACCAAAGTTTAAATCAAACGTTGGGTTTATTGGTTTATTCCAATGTGAAATGAATGGATATGTTGTACCACTAACAACATTTAAATTTGTTGGTGATGTCCACCAATTATAAATTTCATATGATGCACAAGTTAATTCACCACCATCATATAATATTCTAATGTTATTTTTTGGTGAACCACCAGCCCACATAGGTAATACAGCACCATTCGGTGCGTTAAATACTGGTGTTGGTGAGAACACTATTTCAGGTGTTGTTGAATCTTTAACGTATTCATTATTAAAACTATATTCTAATTGTCCATATATTTTACCAGTAGCTTTTTGATATGTTTGGTTAGATACATCGTCATCTTGTTTATATGTTAATAAGAATTTTTTATTTTGTAATTCAGGTAAAAACTTAATTTCTTGTTCTTTATCTTTAACTAGCTTTTTGGTCCAATCTTCAAGTTTACCATCATCATAATATTTATCACGAGTGATAATATCTAATTGATTTGGGTTTTCATTATTTACGCTAACATAACAGTTAAACATTGTGAAAATACTTTTTATAAAATCACTTTGCTTAACTTTTTCTGGAACGTATCTATTGATATTAATCGGAACATTATAACTATATTCAGTATCAATTTGAGGAATAATTTCAATTTTAATTTCTTTTATTCTAACTTTAAATCTAACATCTGGTCTTTGGTCAATTATTGGGTCAGGAAAACCACCAAACATATAATTTGCATTAGATGACCAATCAAAAGTAACATCCATAAATGTTTCCAAATATATTTGAGATAATGGATTCGCCCCAAACTGCGTATTTTGAAATGTTACTGTTCTTTCAGGTACAAGTGGAAAAGTATCTGTAATACCTGGTCCAAATATTTTACCATCATTATATAATATTATATTACTTTGATTAGTTGTTAATGGATTTCTTTGAACTATGCTACCGTTAACAACTAAATTCATTGTTGGTGAAAATATAAATGCTCTAGAAGAAAAATTATCTTCTGGATATGCTTTTAATTGAACATTAATTCCTTCAGGATTATCTAATACAACATCATATTTAACAACGATATTATAAACAATATCATTTGTCGCTGATGGAATATTTGGAACAACATAAGTACTTGCAGATGCAATGTAACTATTTGTTAAATCTTGTAATTCATTAGTAATATTTATTTTTTGTCTTGGTGATGTAACTATTTCAGGTATTTCAATATTAAATGATGTTACACCAACATAATTAATACCAGTTTGATTAATTGTTGCGGCACTACTTTCAGCAATAACTTTATAATTTTCAAATTCTACTTTAGTATTTCTAATTACATCACCATTGTAAGGAATAATTAATTTTGAAAAGTTAATTTCATTACTATCCATTTCAGGCCAACTATAACTATAACCAGCGTTTGAAAATATTTTATCAAAATAATATCTAGCATAAATACCAGGACTAAACTCAGTTAATTCAAATTTAGTATCAGCCGACAACTCAGGATTAAATGGCATAATGAATTTATAACCATCAACATAAGTGTTATCAAACGTATCAATTACATTATCGGCAGTGTATAAAAAGTTTTGTGTTAAACCAGTTATATCTGTTAAATACTTATTTGAAATTGTTGTGAAGAAATCAGATGTTTTATCTTTAACCAATACTGTATAAGTTAATTTATCCTCATACATATTATTAGTTTGTTCTTTGTTGATACTAACAAGTTGAATCAATGCATTTTCTAAAATAGTTATACCATTTTGAATTACATTACAATATTGAAGTTTATTTACGTTGAACGTTCCAGCAACTATATTAACATCAAAATAATAGTTTAATAATCTAGTATTATTTTTTGATGCGGGTAAAACAATAGATTTAGCGACAGTACCTTTTTTCTTTGATAAGTCTCTAATTTCAGAAATTGAATATGTTAATGGTAAAACTGTATCATTACCTAAATCTAAATATCCTTTTAAATCACCAATAAGTTGTATTCTAGTCGCTATATTTGTATCTGCCATATCTTTATATGTTTACAGCGTTATCGTTGCTTAAACGTACTGTAATTGTTTTTTTAATTAAGTTTTTATTTTTTTGTCTTGTTACTTCGAAACTTGTTTCATTTACTATGCACGCATAGTATATTCCATTCATCTTAATCCAAGTAAATGGACTGGTTAATAACTGTTCGAAATAAACACTCATTTCATCTGTCATCCAGTTGGTGTTTAATTCGTATTCTTTTTGTAA